TCCTTTGTATATATTTGCTTTTCTTGTTTCAGTCGTTTTATCAAACAAAGATTTTATAGTTGGAAACATAGTGTCAACCTGTCTATCTATATTCTTAACTAATTCCATAGCTCTGTTAGTATCAGCCATGGTAGCACCTTTTTCAGCCATCTTGCCTTCAAATATCTCTTGTGGTTTTGCACCCCTTGCTCGTAATCCAGAAAATACTTTATTAAAGTATTGATCTAATTTAGAATTACTAAACTCTAATCTTCTACCACGTTGTACAGCTGCTTTAATTCCTTTACCTGCACCATATCCAACTAATAAAGTAACAGGACTTTCTGCACCAAACTTTAATCTGTTCATTAATTTTTTACCAGCGTCTTCTCTACCACCTTCATCTGTAGTTTCTTCTAATTGTGTGGGTCCAGCTTCAAACACATCACCAAAACTTCCTATCTCTTCTACGTTTGCAACAAAAGCTTCACCTCCTACACCACCAGCCATACCAGCTAAAAATTTTTTTCTACCTAATGTTTTGTTAAAATCGTTTGCTTTCTTTGCAGCTTTTTGTAAATTCATGCCTGCTGCATCCATATAATTACCAGCTTTTTTTGCTTTAACAGCACCACTTGCTAATTTAAAACCTATACCACCAGGCACACCTATCTGTATCATTGTTTCTACAATTTTACCTATGGCTCTATCGTCAGCTACTTCTTCAAATATATTTATTTTATCAAATGCTGTTTCTACTTTAGCAGCAAGATCTGTATCAAAACCTAGATCTATTAATTCTGCACCAAGAGATACAACACCTTCAGGTACTTTTATTATACCTGATGCGATACCTGCCATTGCTGCCGTGATTGCACTTGTTTCTGAACTTTGTTCCTGTGGGGTAAGGTCAAAGTAGCCAAACGCATCTATTTCTTCAGCCATTCAACCTCCTATTGATAACTTCGTAATAATTCTGTTAATTCTTGTTTTTCCTCTGTTGTGCCATCTGGATTAATTTCAATTATTTTATTTCCTGTTACATCAACATAAATACCAGGTGTTTGACCTTGTGTTCTATATTCACCATCTTTTATTTTAATTCTTTTGCCAGTGTAATTTTCATCTTTTGAAACTGCCGCTCTTACGATTGTATTTGCAATAGCATGTCTCTCTGCAAGAATTTCATTACTACCATAATCACCTGCAGCTAAAAAATTTTGTTTAGATTTTGCTATTGCGCCCTCTATAGATGTACGACCTGGATCTGCTGCACTCATAGAAAAATATGTGTATGCCTCACCATAAGAAGTAAAAGGTTTTCCAGTTGTTGGATTAATTATATTTTTATTACCAAAAGCTTCTCTTGCTTTTAAAGCAATTTGTGATCTTTTATCACTAGGCTGTGCTTCCTTCATAGCTTGACCAAGTGCTAATTTAGCAGCTCCAGTTCTAACAGCTGCTTCTCTTGCATCATCTCTTTTTGTAAAATCTGTATAACCAGAGGTTATTGCTTGTTTGATTGGTGTGCCTTGTACTAAAGCTGCACCAACTGCACCAAGTGGTAATCTTGTTTTAGGGGTATATTTATCAAGTATAGTTTCAAACTCAGGTGCTAATACATCTGTTCTTTTACCTATACCTGTAACAAAAGGATTATCTGCATGTTTAGTTCTATCAGTGAGTCCAGACATAATACCATCATTAGTGGATCCACCTCTTCTAAACATAGGTCTTTTTAAAGTTCTACTCATTATGATCCTGTTGGTCTAAAAATTCTTCCGTATATATCAGCACCCATCAATCCAAAACCTAAAGCTTGTGATAATGGACTAGCTGCTGCTCCCATTGGTGCATCTTGCAATGTCACTCCACCTGCTCCTGGTGTTATTGATGTAATACCAGTTCCTAATAATCCTAATCTTCTTCTTGGATCATCAACAGCCATTTGTGCTGCTTGTCTTTGTGCATCTAATACTGCTTGTTGTTGTGCTTGTTGTGCTGATCCTAATGTGCCAAGACCAGATATCTGTGCTCTAGTAAAGTCTTGTGCAGCTGCACCTAATCCTCTTTGTTGAGTAGATATTGCTTGTTGATTAGCTAGATCTTGTTGTCTCCTTGCTGCTGCATTTTGAAAACCTTCTTGTAATAAACCTGCTTGTATTGCTGCTCGATTCCTGTCACTTGATGCTTGATACTCGGCTCTTTGTACACCTTCACGGCCACCACCAAATGCACCAGGTACACCTAATGTTTGAGCTGCAGTTTGATTAGCTCTTATTTGAGCTTGTCTATCAAATTCTGTTAATGTTGCATCGATTACTTGTTGTTGATACGGTGATTGATATGATGCAATAGATCCGGCACCTGTGCCTGCACCGGTTCCGGTTAGTGGTGTCATTGCATCTGCTGCAGTTGTAGCTTTTGTTAAGAATGGTTGAAAAGATCCAAGACCACTTGCTAAACCTCTAGCGTCTTGTTGTAATTGTGTTTCAGCTGCAACCTGTGGTGCAACTTCTGCCATACCTGCTTTTGTAATACCAAACTGTTGTGCTTGTGCTTGTCTTGCTGCAAACTGTTCTGGCGTTTCACCTGGTTGTTGTGTTGTTGCAGTTGTAACAGTTGGTAATCCAGCTTGTCTTGTAAGATCTGCTAAAAATGTTTTCTGTGCTGCTTCTAAAAACTCTGGTGGTAATTGTCTTGATTCTGTTATACCACCTGTTTGTTTTGATACTCTACCGCCATCAGCCATAAACTTAGATCTTAATCTATCAATCTCTTCATCTAGTAATTCTAACTCTGACTCGGATAAATCTTTTAATTGTTTACCAAACATCTCCATAGCCATGTCATTTTTTTCTGACATAGGATCTAGATAACCAGCCATTTGTTTTTGTTCCATAACTTTTTTTCTATTCATATCATCTTGATATTCTTTCATTAAATTTTCCATGTTTCTATTTTTGTCAAGCATTTCTCGCTCTTTTAAATAATCTTCAAATGTAGGTTCAGCCATTAAACTACCCTTCTCTCTAAATTTTTCATAGTATCATACATCTTTTGTGCTCCCTTTTCAATGCTGCCATTACCTGCTCCTCTTACAGCATCAGCAGTCATTACAAATTCATTTTTAGATAACATAGCTGGTACGTCATCTGCTTTTTCTTTGATACCTACTGGTACAAAGCCACCTTCATCTCTGTAGTCTCGTTCCATGACTCCTGCTTTATTTGTTCTCATGATACCTGTTGGCATACCACCATCACGAAGATTATATCTATCTACAAGTGCATCTCTACCTGCATCATCTAGTTTCATATACTCTGGATCATTTGCATAATAGTTATCCATGTAAACTCTCATTTGTTGTCCTACGTATTCTCTTCTTCTTTCCATATAATCTGCAGTAGTTTCACCAGGTTGTTGCTCTTCAAACTCTCCTTGAAAATAACTTGCTAATAAAGAAGCTCCTGCTGTAATAGTTCCTGCTGTTAGTTGTGCTGCAACTCCTTTTGGTAATGCTTTAAAACCTGCTTTTACTAAATCTCTTGCTCCTGATAATATTCCTTTTTTATCACCAGCTATATCTCTCATGTTTGGTTTAGTAAATGTTTTATCTGTTGCTTGTTGCTTGTCAAATAAACTAGTAAACTGTTGTGTTCTTTCTGGACTTAATGGAGAAGTAAAACCTCCTCTTAATCCACCACCCGTAATGTCTGGTGCTCCACCTAAAGCTCTTGCTCCTGCACCAAATGCATAAGTTCCAATACCTTGTTTAAGTGCATCACTGATACTACCTCTTTTATCAAATCTACCTATACCTCTCATTAAAGCTGCAACACCAGGATTAAATGGTGCAACAACAGGTGCAGCTTTACTTGCTACACTTGCAAGTTCATTAGGTATAAGTTTTCTAATACGATCTTTAACGAAACTTCCTAGTCCGTACATTTGTCGTGGCATTTGCATTCTTGTAATCATATATGTTAAATATTGTTTATATTAAAAAGGCAGGGATTTCACCTGAATTTACATTAATACTTGTTTTTAACAAGTAAATCAAGACTATGTTGTAACTTCTCTAGGCTTAGATTGTAGAGCCGAAAGAACCACATGTAGTCTATTTGCTGTTGCTGCAGTCACTTTTAGTATCTCGCTTTCTTCTAATACCAAAGGGGCTGATAATAATTCTGTTGTGCCATTAGCTGATATAGACTTTGTTTTAAAAAGACTAAAAACATTATCGCTAGCATCAGTAATAGTCACTGTTATAGTATCTGCATTTCCAGAGTCTTCTGATACTATTATAGATTTTATAATAGCAGTTGTAGCACTAGGCACTGTATATAGTGTTGTAGCAGATGTAGTTGTAAGATCTACTTTTTTATTTACAAATGAATTAGCCAAAGAAGTATGCCTCCGCTTCTGCCTCGTCTTTTATATCTTGTTGAAATGTTGTATTTAATTTTTGTACAATACTATCTACATCTCTAACAAATGATTGTTGGATCTGTTGATCATACTCTTCATTAGGTTGTGTTAATGCTTGAATTATTCTTGCCATTATCTTCTTCCATCTGGTTGATAGTCTATTCTAAATGTACCTAGTTTCCAAAATTGACTTGTACTAGTATTATCTACTTTTAATGATATTGATCTAGCACGTGCTCGTGTATCTATTTTTTGTGTACCACTTGTTACAGTAAATGGACCAAGTGTTGAACTAGCTGATGTATCATTTGGAAAGTCTCTTAAGTTTAATGTAATTCTTGCATCTCCTGTTTGTGCTAAAAAATCTGGTATCACTCTTCTAATTTTCATCATAAACTCACCATCACCGCCTAAACCTTGTGTGCCAATATCAAAATCTCCAGATTCAATACTTGCAGTAATTGCTGTTGATTGACCTGCTTTAACTTGATTTAATCCTGTTTCATGTTCATAATATGTTGTTGCGCCATCGGTATTGCCATGAACATAATTAACATCTGAATCAGCTGTTTCTGCACTTGAATCATAGTCTGTTGCATGAGGTTTACCAAATACAGCAGAGTCTTGCCACGCTGATCTTGCTAATGTACCAACAGTCCATACTGGTCGCTCGGGACTTGAGTCTAGATAATTATAACATACCATTCTATTAACTGTGCCAGAACCTGAGTTAGGATAGAACCACATAACTTCACCAAACAAGTTATTCAAACCTGCATTGATATGTTGTTTTGGAATTGTATTAATATCATCGTAAACATGGTCCTCAACTAAACATGGTAATGATTCTAGTTTACCTGTATATCTAAAGAAACCATTCTCTGACATCCAGTACGCAGTACCATCAACCTCAACAGCTGCATTCTGTCCTATCAATCCACAGTTTGTACCAACCTGTTGAAATGAGAAAGTAAATGGTGGACCAACAAATCTCATAATAAATAATGCAGTATCAGTCCAAATATAAATTGCATCCCTACCTCTAATGGCTCCTACAATTTTAGATCCATCTGCAAGTCTTTGTGTACCTGCAGTGTTTGTTGCACTAGGTGTGTAAGTATTAATATCTTCTTGAGATGAAAATCTTATAAACATTGGATCTTGTGTAGACTTAGTTCCAATAGTTGTTTCTGTTCCAAAAAATATTAAGTGTCTATCAGGTGTAGATACCAAACTAAATGCCGAAGCTGTTGGTGCACCTGTTATGATAGTTGCTCTAGTATTGTTTGCACCTGTTGGGTTTGAATCCCATTCAAAAGTTTCACCGCCATTAATTGTTGCAATAAGTTTATTACCTAAATTATCTAATGACCATAAACCTGGTGCAGTTACAATATCTCCTGACGCTGCAGCATTCCATGCAAAAAAATTAGATGCATCTGTTACTGTTGCACCTGATGAGTGTGATGCAGCTGTTGTACCATTTGCACCTCTTGTTAATCCTGATAATGTTCCACCACTATTACCTGTATAAGTAATTAATTCTGATCCAATTAATACTGTTCCTGAAGACGGAAAAGAAGTTGAGCTAGCCATTGTTAATGATGTTACACTTGTATTTATTGATGATGATAATGTTGATGTAAACTGACCTGCTTGTTGCCCGCCCCATGATCCAAGGCCCCAACCTGTAGATGCAACCTCAACTGCTGGTCCAACAGGATAATAATGTTTAACTCTAATACCACCAGATGTTGATGCGCCTGATCCAGATTCATTAGAATCCATTTCTATTGTAAGAGTAGTGCTTGTTGGTATTGAAGTTACCATAAATTTATTGTCTGTAAAATCACCTGATACAAAACCAGAGTTAGTAATAGAGGTAAAGTTATCTAATAATATAATATCAAATTTATTAATATTATGATCTGATGAAAAAGTTAAAGTTACAGTTGCTGATCCATTAGTTGTAGAGAATGCACTTGTTAAAGTGGTTGTAGATTTAATTGGATGTATGTCATAAAATATACCACCAGAGTATGCATATAAAATTCTATTTGTACCTAACGCTGCATACTTAATACCTGATGTATTTACAAAATGATGAATAGCTGTAGCTCTACCTGTTATCTGAACAGATCCTAATTGAGACCAACCACCTATTTTTTCAGGTGTACCATATCTAAAACGAACATTATCACCATTAACCCATTGGCTCTCGCCACCGGTTGATGTAACTTGTTTATTGAATCCAGGTGCAAACTTTACCTTTTGTAACATAGTGTGATCC